ATGAGTGCACTCACAGACGACTGGGCGGCGGCGATCGCCGCATACCTGACCGCGCAACGCGCGGCCGGGGCACCGTCGACGACGTGCAACACGAGGCGGCAGCACCTCGAACACCTGGCCCGGCGCGTGAGCGCCGGGCCTTGGTCTCTGACCGGCGCCGAGTTGGTCGCCTACTGCGGCGCGCAGGATTGGAAGCCGGAGACTCGACGGTCACGGCGGACGACGTTCCGATCGTTCTGGCTCTGGGCGTACACGACGGGCGCGTGCTCCGAGAACACGGCGCTTGCGCTGCCGAAGGTGAAGCCCGGCCAGGCACGGCCGCGGCCGACGCCCGAGCATGTCTATGAGACGGCGCTCGCGCGTTCCGACGATCGGCTGAGGCTGATCCTGCGGCTCGCCCACGACGCCGGGCTGCGGCGCTCGGAGATCGCGCAGGTGCACTCCGATGACCTGTTCGAAGATCTGACGGGCTGGTCGCTGCGCGTGCACGGCAAGGGATCGAAGGAGCGCGACGTGCCGCTGACCCCGCGGCTCGCGCTCGAACTCCGCTCGCTGCCGCATGGCTGGGCGTTCCCCGGCGCGGACGGCGGGCACCTCTCGCCCCGCTGGGTGGGGAAGCTGGCGACGGTCGTCCTGCCCGACCATTGGACGCTGCACACGTTGCGGCATTCGTTCGGGACGCGCATCTACGCCCACTCCGACCTCGCGGTCGCGCAGGCGGCGCTCGGGCATGCGTCGCCCGCGACCACGCGCATCTATGTCGTGGTCCCGGACGAGCGCATCCGCGGGGCCGTGCTCGCCGCGGCGGGCTAACGGCCGAGGTTGCCGAGTGCGGTCGTACCGACCGCGGCGACGGCGGCGGCGGCGATCGCGCCGGCCACGGCCGACACGACTGGGCCGAACACGTCGGTCCCCGCGATGAACGATGCCGCCGCGGCGACGGGCGTCCCCACGGCGTAGATGACGCCGCGGACGGGCGCCGGGATGAGCGGGCTGCTGGTCTGCAGCTCGGCCTCGGGTGCGGAGTGGGTCATGGTGTCTCTTCCTTCCGGTGTCGGGCCGGGGGCGCGAATCGCGACCGCGGCCAGGTGCGCTCGATCCTGTCGATGCGCTCGTCTTGGTGCTCGTCGCTGCCCTCCAGTCGATCGAGGCGGTCGGTGTGCTCGTCGAGGGTGTCGATGATCTGGTCGAGCTTGCGGGTGTGCTCGACGTGGCGCTCGTCGGCCTTCTGCTCTTTGCCGTCGAGGTCGTCGCGGAGGTTGGTCGTGTGGTCGTTCTGCACCTCCGCGCGAATGGTCCGGGTGTCGTCCCGCGCATGCTTTGCTCGTCGGGCCGCGAGGATCGCGAACACGGCAGCGCCGAGGCTGCCGATGGTCGCGATGATGGTGCCGACGAGCTGGATCAGCGCGACGCCGATCCCCTCGCTCACAGCCGCTTCTGGATCACCTCGTCGACCAGCTTGTACTGGTCGTCGGTGAGGATCGGGGCCTCGCCCTTGTTCATGGCGTCGGCGAACTTCTCCAGCACGATCCGCTGCGGGTCGGTGTTCTCGATCGGCGAGATGCCGGCCGGGTGGATGAAGTACTGGCTCTGACTCGGCGGGGCGGCCTTCACGAGCTGATACTTGGCGGCCATGTCGTCGTCCTCCTGGATGGTGTGAGCCTCGGTCGAGGCGGTGACGGTGTTGGTCTTGATGATCGGCATCGAGGCCCACCGGGGGTTGTTGAAGTGCCACCATTCGTCCGGGTCGGGGGTGAAGCCGACCTTGAGCATGGCGGCGCGGTCGCCGTAGTTCTGGATGTCGACGGCGGCGCCGCGCATGTGGTTGCGCTGGCCCTTGTCCGGGTCGCTCGCGATGGGCGCGTAGGGGCCGCCGTTGAGGTACGCGAGATAGGCGTCGTGGTAGCCCTTCTGCTCGGCGTAGGAGCGCCAGGCGTCGCTGACCGGGATGTCGTGGCCAGCTTCCTCGCTCGCTTCCTCGAGGAGCTCCAGCGTGTCGGGGGTGAGCACGTAGGTGGGCTGCCAGGGGATCGGGGCGAGGGCGTTCATTCGGCGACCTCCTGCTCGATCGCGGCCGCGGGCCCGAGGGTGTCGCGGGCGGTGCGGAGGTCGGTGAGGTTCTCCTGGTCGGCGGCGACGTCGGCGGCGAGGTCGGCGAGCTGCGCCTGCTTCTCGGCGATGCGGGCCTCGGCCGCGGCGATCGCGGAGTCGAGCATGGTCCGGGCGTTCATGGGGCGCTCCTTACGGGACGGGCAGGATGTTGGGCGGGAGGGCGCTGCCGCGCGCCTGCGCGGCCGAGAGCCCCCACGTGATGCGGTCGGCGGGGTAGGAGTACTGGACGCGCGTCACGGTCGTGTCGTAGGTCGTGGCCGAGGCGTCCTGGTAGTGCAGGAAGTCGCCGACGGCGGGCGGCACGAGCTGGTTGGAGAGCCATGTCGTCGGCGTCGGGTAGGTGGCTATCTCGGCGGTCGCGGCGGCGGCGGCAGCCATGGCGAGCACCGAGGGCGCCGGGTCGAAGCCCGGATCGGCCGATTGGAGCTGCACGTACTCGACACGATGGAACGCCCCGGCCGGGGTCTTGGCGTAGATCTTGCGCTGCACGGCGCCCGCGGCGGTCGTCCAGTTGTACTCGACGACGGCGGCGTCCGCCCATCCGGTCGAGTCCATGTCGAAGCCCGACCGCATTTCGATGACGTTCTGGCCATAGACCGCGTTGACGTCGCCGCCGATGCGGCCCGCCTTCCCGATGCCGTTCGCGATGTCGTAGAAGGTGATCTCCGGGCGCGTGGCGAGCACGCATGTCTCGAAGATTTCGAAGCCCTGGCTTCGGAGTGCGCCGCGCAGCCAGTCGTCGAGGGTCTGGCCAGCCTTCCAGATCGTCGCCTGCGCGGGGATGTTGACGTTCGGCAGCGGCGAGGTGTCGTAGTAGGTCGGGCCGCTGCCGGTGCCGATCGTGGCGCCGACCTTCCCCATCGCGTAGTCGACCATCGCCTTAAGACTGATGATGCCGGGCTGGTAGTCGGCGCCCGCGTTGCGGTAGTCCTGGAGCATGACTTCGCCCGAGCTGACGCTGAGGGTGACCGTGTCGTTGACCCAGTCGCGCACGTAGGCGCGGACGATGAAGTCGTAGTCGAGCACGAGCGGCGGGCTCGCCTGGTCGTGCGTCCCAAACCACCACTTGAGATTGATCCGCGGCCACGTCTTGGGGTCGATGGCCGGGGCGCCGGCCGCGGGCAGAACGATGGTGCCCTGCCAGAGCGGCGTCCATGAGTTGTCCTGCGTGACGTCGAAGCTGATCGGGTCGAACGTGGTCCCGCCGATGGTGACGGTCGAGGCGCTGATGAATGACTGGCTCATTGCTGAACCGCCGGGATGGTGACGACCCACACCGAACGGGTCTCGTCGTCGAGCTCGAGGTCGATTCCGGCCTCGTCGACCGCGAACGTCATGTTCACGAGGGGTCGGTCGGTGTCGGCGAGGATGAACTGCGCTTGCTGGGTCAGGAGTGCCTCGGCGGCGGTCATGACCGCGTCGCTGACGCCGAGCACGAGGCTGATCGTGCCGCGGCGCTTGCGGGTCTTGTGGAGCACGACGGCGTCGGCGTCGCGGCCAGGGATCGGGATGACCGTGTTCGCGTTCGGGCGGGTCATCTTGAAGCCGTCCATCTGGACGTAGGCGAGCACGTCGGCCGGGTTGTCGTCGATCTGGAGGCTCGGCGAGTTGTTCACGGTGCCCGACCATGCGTAGGTTGTGGTGCCCGAGGCGCCCTGTCCGCCGTAGAAGAATGCACCTGCGACCGCGACGCCGACCTCGACGACATACCGGGCGATCTGGAGGCTGCTGGCGACGGTCTGCGCTGCACCGGATCCGTTCTCGATCCACACGTAGACGCGCAGGCGGTTGATCGCCTGCGTCGGCGTGACGCTGAGGTTCACCGTGCCGCCCGCGGTCGTCGTGTCAGCGTGCCCAACCTGCGCGCCGCCACTCGTGTAAGCGTCGATCCATACCCGCGCGGTGCCCGGGCCGGTGAGCGCCTGGAGGAACGCGGCGAATGCGACGGGTACGCCCGCGGCGGCGCTGACGGTCACGTCGTAGTAGAAGCCGAAGCGCGAACCGGCCGGGAGCGGGTTGGCGTTGATCTGCTGGAACGCACCAGTCGCGATCGCGTAGGTGCCCGCCGCGCCGCCCGTGTTGTACGCGGTCGCGCCCGCGTGCAGACCGCTGACCGCGCCCTGGTTGACCGGGTTGGGGTAGTAGTTGGTGCGGCTCGTGACTCGGGTCCGCGGGCTGCGTGTGATCGTTCCGGGCATTAGCCGTTCACTCCTCGTCCGGTGCGCGGGGTCACGAACATGTCGACGTTGATGCTCTTGCCGAGCTGGCGCAGGCGCTCCTGCGCGACCGCGTCGTCGACGTTGATGCGGACGGTCTTGCTGCCGGGCACGCTGTTGACGGACTTGGTGACGCCGTCGACCTGCTGCGCGGTGCCGTCCGCCTGGAGACCGAGGTCGGCGAACGCGCCGCGCACGGCGGTCGACTTGTCGACGGCCTGCTGCGCCTCGGAGTTGTACCCGCTGTACCGCTCGACGAGACCGCCGAGCGCGAGCGCCTCGGCGTTCGCGGCACCGGCCTGCGGGCCCTTCGCGGTGAGGTACTTGTCGGCCGCCTCCCTCGCCGCCGCGTACTTGCCGGCCAGGGTGTCCTGGAGCTCTGCGAGTGCGCCAGCGTCGCCTGCCTGCGCGCGCAGCACGGTCGACACGTTGACGCCTGCCGCGGCGGCGTCCTCCTGCGCCTGCTTGAACTTCTCGGTGTCGTCGGCGATGTCGGCGATGCGCTGCCCGATCTGCTCGTTGGTGAGGTAGTTCTGCCCGCTCTCCAGCATCTTCTGGTACATGTCCGAGATGCGTTCCTCGGCGGCCTGCGCGTTCTCGTTGGCGGCGGTCGAGAGGCCGCTGAAGGTGGCACCGATGAGCGCGCCGACCGCGCCGAGGGCGAGACCGATCGGCCCGCCGACCGCGGCGAGCCCGCCGAAGGTGCCTTGGGCGAGGTCGACGATCGATGTCATGTCGCCCTGGAACGAGCTCGCGACCTCGGAGAAGTTGGCCAGCGCTTCTTCCTTGAACTCGCCGGTCGAGTGCCCGGCGCCCTTCATGCCGCGCTCGGCGTCGTCGCCGAAGTCGCGCGCCTTGCGCCCGGCCTTCTCGAACTCGCGGGCGGTGTCGCGGGTCTCGCGCTGCGCGTCGCGCAGCGATCGCTCGATCTTGTCGCCTGCCGTGCCGGAGTCTCGCGCCGCGTCCTCGACGGCGTCCGCGATCTTGTCGAAGCCGTCCGCGAGGGCGTCGGTGCCCTTGACCGCCTGGCGGGTGTCGGTCGCTATGGGGATGGTGATGCCAGCCACGTGGTCACTTCCTCTCGATCGCTTCGTAGATGGTGCGGTAGGCGGTCTGTACCCAGAGGGACGCAAACCGGGGGATGAGGTCAGCCGCGGTCGGGAACACGACCCAGCCGGTACGCGAGCGGCGGGGAAGCTGCCTGCGCGTGTGGCGGGTGACCTTGAAGCTGCGGCCTCGGCGGCTGCGGGCGGTGTAGGTCTGCCGGGTGTCGTCGGCGCCGAACTCGAACGCGGCCCACGATTCCTTCGGGTTCAGGCCGCCCGAGAGCGGCCGGCCGACCGTCGCCGACTTGAGCGTGACGTTCTGGTCGGAGACCGCGACGCGGGCCGTGTCGGCGAGCACGCGGGTCTGCACGCTGGAGCGGGCTCGGCCGCGGAGACCCTTCTGCCACTCGGGCGCGAGCTCGCTCTTGGTGTACTGGCGGATGTTGGCGGCGAGGTCGCGCGGGACGCGGCGGAGGCCCTGCACGACCGCGCGGACCTCGCGTGAGGTGTTCGCGCTGATCTTGAGCAGCTCGGCCATGGTCCCGCGCGACCTCGTCGTCAGGCCGCGAGGGCGGGCTGACCGTTGACGCCCATCGTGACGGTCGTCGTGGCGAACGCTCCCACAGCGCCGCCGATGGTCGGCGGGACGAGCACGGCGCTGACGGTGATGCTCGGGCCGTCGACGTCGGGCTCGAACACGACGGTCACGGTCTCGCCCGCGTGCTGGAGCAGGTAGTTGGACAGGCTGCCGGGGGTCTCCCAGTCCTGCACGAACTGCACCTCCAGCGCCCAATCCGGGGCGTCGGTGCGCTTGTAGATCGCGGACGGCGTCAGCCCGCGGAACGAGGCGGTGTTGACGGTCGGGGTGAGGGTGACCGAGTTGACGGCGGCCTCGTAGTTGTCGGCGGCGATCTTGAGCGTCGCGTTGGACATGTAGAGCGGGACGGGGATGATGTTCGCCATGGTCAGGCTTCCTTCGCATAGAGGGCGGTGAACGTGATGTCGTAGCCGAGCAGGGCGTCGCCCACGGCGACCTTCTCGGCCTTGGTGGGTTGGGCGTTCGGGATCGCTTCCAGCAGCAGCCAGAGATCCTCGACATGGTCGTCGAGCGCCTTCTCAACGCGGATGACGTCCTCGCCGGGCTCAACGAGCGTCGCGATGAACGTGTACTCGTAGGCGCCCTGTGGCGCTTCCTTCGCGTTCTCCAGGCTGCGCAGCTTGAGGATGACGGTCGTCGTCGAGGGCGTGTCGATCGCGGTCTGCGCGGGGATGAGCTTCCATCCCTTCGGCAGCGTCTCGGTCAGGGCGTCCTCGATGATGTCGCGTGCGCTCATGGTCAGCCGATCGCTTTCACCGCGCGCTTGGGTCGGAGCATCTGCTTGATAGTCCAATCGAGCGGGTAGGGGCGGAGGATGAAGGTGTCGTCGCCTGCGCTGCCCGAGGCGGGGTCGACGCGGCCCGCGTTCCAGAGGTTGCGAGCCTGCATGAGCTGCGCGCGCCGGTAGTTCAGGGGCGGCCACGCGTCCGGAGCGAGCGCGGGCGCGTAGGTCTCGACGTCGTTGCGGGCGGTCCAGAGCAGCTCGTACAGCCATGCGTCGGGGACGGGCGCGTCGCGCCAGTCCTCGCGGGCGCTCTCCAGCGTGTGCCAGCCGTCCTCAAGGTCGGCCACGATCCGCACGGACGGGATGCGCTCCTGCGCTCCGGTCGCCGCGTCGAGCACGACGACGCGGATCGTGTAGATGCCGGCCACGCTGAACGGGCTGGTCTCCGGCCACTCGATGACGACGACGGGGGCGGTAGCGTCCGGCAGGGTCTCGATGGTGGCCAGGAAGCCAGGCGTCAGGAGCGGTCGGCCGTCAGGCCCGATCGCCTCGACCTCGACCGAGTCGAACGCGGCGAGGTCGATCGGGTCAGCGCCCGCGTTGCGGGCAGGCTCAATCACGAGCGGTTGCGCGGGGATGTCCCCAACGTAGAAGCCCATGATCGAGCCTGCCTTTCTGCGCGGACGGGGGACGGGTTACGCGTTGTCGGTGACGAGCTGGAGCGCGAGCGGCTCGTCGATCTTGACCGAGGCGTAGCCGAACACGGCCTCGTCGACGCCGCCGTTGACGATGTCGAGGGCGTTGACGCGGATCGGGCTGCCAGGGAGCTCGAGCACGGTCGCGGCCTCCTTCGCGCCGACGAGCACGTCGCCCGCGGCCATGTCGGCCGAGGGGATGAACTTGAACGTTTCGAGCTGGCCCTCTTCCAGACCGAGGGAGGTCGAGAGGAACTTGAGCGCGTTGTTCTCCTTGAGCAGCAGGATTTCCTCGTACCCGGCCACGTCGACGATGCCGAAGGTCGGCAGGGCGTCGGCCTCGGTGAGCACCCGGAGCGCGCCGCGCACGAGCTTGACGAGCGTCGGGGTCGTGACGACGTCCGCGCCGACCGGCATCGCGCCGACCGGTGCGACGGTCGCCGCGGCGAGCACCTGCGCGATCGCCCACTTGTCGGACTTCTTGGCGAAGGAGTTGACCGCCTTCGCCATGAGCTCGTCGATGATCTCCTGCTGCCCGAAGTCGATGTACTCGCGGGCGATGTCCCAGCCGCCCGCGAACCGCTGGAAGCCGACGTTGTACGGCGTGGCCGTCGGGACGTTGGTCGGGATCGCCGACTTGTTGCCGTTCCAGACGTCGACCTCGGGCTCCTGCGCCCACTTCCAGCCGACGACGTTGGTCGAGGTCAGGTCGCCGTGACCGAACAGGGGGATGTAGCGGCGCTGGTACTGTCGGCCGCTCCAGAGCTCGCCGACGTACTGCGGGGGGATCGCGGCGGCGCCGATGGTGTTCGCGCCGCTGATCTTGACGTCGGCGAGGGCGGCGAGAAGGGTCGAGTCCTTCGTCACCATCGCCTTGCCGAGCATGCCGAGGAAGGTCGACTTGTCGACCTTGGTCTCGTCCGAGGCGGTCTGTCCCGCCACCAGCGTTCCAGGGACGGTAGCAGCGCCCACGGTATCCTCCTGAGTGTTGTCCGGCTGCGCCGGGGTGGTTTCCTCCGTGACGGTCGTCGTGGAGGTGGTCTTGATGGTGCCGTCGTCGGCGGTCTCGGACTTGGTCGCGGTGTCCTCGACGCGGCGCCAGGTGACGCCGTTCTCGTCGGTGTACTCGTCCTCCGAGTGCGACGAGCTTCCGGTCGGCTCGGTGATCGGCTGACCGTTCGCGTCGACGGGGGTGTCGGCGGCTGCGGCGAGCAGCGTCGCCGAGGGGAACGCGCCGCGCTTGACGAGCGAGGCGCCGAAGATTCGCCCGGAGACCGCGCGGCCCGCGCGGAGTACGACGTTGGCGACCTCGGCCGAGAGGTTGCTGCGCTTCCCAGCGCGGGCGTCGGCGAGTGCCTGGTCGCCCTCGGCGGTGGCCGCGAACGAGAAGGTCGCGACGACTCCGGCCGGGGTCTCGTGGAGGGCGCTGATTCCGCCGACGACCTGCTCGCGCTCGTGCTCGATCGTGAGGCCGGCGCCGGTCAGGTCGGAGGGGATGCTGAACGCGCCAGAGTCGACCTTGAAGCGGCCGAGGTTGGAGCTGCATTCCTCGCCGTAGGGGATGAGCAGGCCGGTCGCGGTGCGCTCGGTCTGGCTGGCGGTGAGAGTGCCCGCGTAGATCTGGACGTCGGTCATTGGTCAGTCCTCCGTGAAGGGTCCGGTTTCGGTGGTGAGCGCGGCGGTGGGGTCTTCGTTGAAGTCGAAGCGGATGCGGCTGCCGCGCGGGCACACGTCGTCCATGGAGAGGCGCGCCTCGATAGGTGCCGTCCAGAACGGCAGCCGCTCGTGCAGCTCGACGACCTTGCCCTCGGTGGTGGTGTAGGTCAGGGATGCCTCGGACAGTGACGCGTCGAGCGCGACGCCGGTCAGGTTGGTGAACGCTGCCGCGTCGAGGCGGGCAAAGTTGCGACCCTCGGTGAACAGCTCGACGTTGACGTCGCCGTAGGTCTCCATGTCGATGTTGGGGGGCAGCGAGCCGACGGCGCCGCCACGCTGCCGACGCAGCTTCCGCCAGGAATCGAGCCAGTCGTCGAGCTCGCTCTGCGTCATCTCGTCGTCCTTGACGTGCAGCACGGTGGTCGCAATCGGGTTGCTCGCCCGGTCGACCCATGCCGCTTCCAGCGCCTTCGCGCCGCGGATGTTCTCGGCGGCGACGTTGAGCAGGCCCTCGAACGGACCGGGGATGTAGATGACCGCGTTCTCGTCGGCCGCGCGGTACCCGTCGCCCTCCGGATTGCGGAGCTCGATGACGCCCTCGGGGCTGACGCGCCAGCGGTCCATCGGGACGCGCATCGCGTCGGTGATCTGCTTGTCGGCGCCGCGGGTGACGACCCAGAGCGAGTGCCCGTAGAAGATGAGGTCGTCGAGGGTGCAGGCCATGCGGTGCCACGGCGGCACGTCGGAGTCGGTGCGGTACAGCCAGGTCGGCTGGTTGGCCAGCACGCCCGAGCGGTCGAGCTGACGCAGCGGACGCTGGGCGAGCAGGCCGACGATCGTGTTCCGGGCCTTCGCATATGCCGGGACGCTCATCGCCTCCTTGCGGGTGACGGGCATGACGTCGGTCCCGAACACGTCGGAGAACACGAACTTCCCGAGCTCACCTTCGGACCATGGCGAGAGGATGCCTGTCCGCGAATTCACGATCGGCTGTGACGAGGTCGCCGTCATGGCGGCCTGCGTCACAGCCGATCCGAATCCGAGCCACGAGAGGAGTCCCACGTGATCTAGTGTCGCGGTGAAGCGTTACATGACCGCGTGACGCGATTTCACATCGCGGGGGACGTCTTTGCCCGATGACGCTTCACTCGGGCGCGCACGGCCGCCCTGTCGCGCCAGGCGGTCGAATCCGGGTGCACGTTCCCCTCATGGCGCACGGCCGAGCCCTCGGCGGCGTCGTAGTCGAACTGGAACGCGAACCAGTGCGGGCAGGCCGTGCAGACGATGAGGTAGCTCGTCGAGGCGTCGATGCTGATCGGGCTGTCGATGGTGGTCATGCTGCTGCGGTCTCCTCGGTCGGGCGGAGCTTGTTGCCGCCGTTGGCCATGTGCTGATCCCAGTTGCGGAGTGCTCGCACAGCCGCCATGAGGCACGTGATGTCGTCGGTCTTGGGGTCGGATGGGGTGAACAGCCAGACGCCCTGGTCGTTGCGGACGTCGCGCCGGCCAGCGAGAGCGACGGCCGTGTTCAGGCCGGGCTGGTCGAGGTGGCGCAGCTTCCCGCGCTGCAGCTCGCGCATGAACTGCACGCACCCGGCCGCGGTCTCGCGGTAGGTCTGCATGCGCAGGCGCGGACGCGGGCGCAGCACGTTCGCCTCGGTCGCGGTCGCCTTCCCCTCGGCGATGTCGTCGAACGCGATCGACGAGCCGCGGTAGGTCGTGCTGAGGCGCTGCATGACCTCGGGCAGCCAGTCGGTGCCGAGGCGGTGGTCGACGACCTCGAGGAATGCCTGCCCGCGGGAGTCGCGCCACGCGGCCACGATCGCGGCCGTCGAGCCTCCGGGGCGGATGTCGAGGCCGAACGCCACGCGGGCGGGAATTTTCGGCTTCCGGGCGACCGTCGCCTTCTCCCAGAGGTCCGCGGGCACGACGCGCTCGCCCGCAGTCTGCGGCCAAACCGAGCCGTACTCCCGCGCCCACTGAGGCTTGGGGAGCGCGCGGTGATTCTTGCGCATCTTCTCGATGGTGGTCAGCGTCCCGACGCCGGGGTGATTCTCGCGGAGCATCTGCATCGCGCGATCCTCGTCCTCGATGTCGGCCCACTCGACGCCCTCGGGGAACGCGTAGTCGAGACCGCCCATCGCCGCATCGCCCGCGCGCAGCCGCTTGAGCATCCCCCAGAACGGGCCGACGCGGGCCTCGCCCGCCGTGCCCGACACGATGGTCGAGGCGCCGATCTTGGTGTCCTGGAGCGGCAGCACGCCCGCGAGCACCTCGGCGCCCTCGTCGGGGTCGACCTCCTGGAACTCGTCGAACCATGAATCGTCCGCGCCCTCGCCGCGGTAGGCGTCCGCCTCGGGCTTGAGCACGAGGAACGTCGAGCCGTTGTCGAAGTAGATGCCCTTGCCGACCTCGCCGCGCATGATGCGGAAGCCGCGGCCTCCGGTCTGCTCGGCCTCGGGCAGCATGTCGTCGCCGAACAGCGCGACGTGACGCTCTCGCTGCTTGTTGAGGCGAGGTCGGCCGCGGAGCCACGGCGGCAGGTCGAGGTCGTCGGGTGGGTTTACGGCGTCGAGGCGTGCGCCCCACTCGCGCAGGCGCCGCGAGCCTGCTACGCCGTTCTGTGCCGAGAAGGTGGTCTGTCGGCCGGGGCGGCGGGCGCTGCGGCCGAGCAGCTTCATGAAGATGCTCGTGGTCTTGGAAGCGCGGCGCGGGATCTCGATGACGTACTCGTCGTGCCCTGCGTCGAGGGCGTCGCTGATGACGAGCTGCTGCGGGAGCAACTGGTCGAAGTAGCCAGCCGCTCTGCGGCGGGCGCGCTCGGCTGCGGCGAACTCGGGATCGGTGAGCTCGCGCAGGCGCCGCTCGGGGTCGTAGTCCTCGAGCTCGAAGCCCATGAGGCGAGCCCCGGTCAGGAAGTCGAGGCGACCTTCGGTGTTCTCGGCGAGACCTCCGGACCATCGGGCGTCGATCGCGAACGAGCGGACGCGATCCCACAAATAGAGAGAGAATTCCGTGCTGCCTACGGGCGGAGGTACCGGTGACTTCTCAAAAACCGGGCCGCTCACCATGCTCGGAGGCCGTTCGACTCGCGGCGCCGGCCGTTGGTGAGCGCGGCGCCGTGCCTACCTCCATCGCTACGGTTGCACGCGGTGTGCGCGGCGCCCACGTGCTCCAGCCCGATCAGTCCCTCGTGACCGGGGAGGTGCGCCACGTCGAACTGCTGGCCGGGGGTGACGATGCCGCCTAGCCTGCACCGGTTGACGCACGGCAGCGGAAGCTGGGCGCGGAGGATCGGGCGGGCCTTGCGGGTGAGCGCCTTCCATGCTGGCGTGCGGTGCAGCGCGCTCATCGCCGACGCCCCGTTCGGTCAGCGTTGACGACGTCGCTCGCCGCGCGCATGACCTTCGCGATGCCGTCGTAGGCGTCGGCGATCTGCATGCCCGACATGCGTCGAGCGCTGGCGTCGAGGTAGCGGGCGAGCGCGACGACCTCGTCGTCGTCGAGGTCTAGCGGATGAGCAGCACGAGCACGCTGAGCACGGTCACGATCGCCGTCGTGGTCGTCGACACGGCGATGATGCGCAGCGACTTCTCGATCCGCTGCTCGTGGGTTCCGGGATGCCGCACGGACTCGGCGAACGCGCGATCCTCGTCGGTCATGCGCGGGATGCGGGGGTCGTCCATCGTGCTTCCTCTCGTAGAGCCACAGGGCAAGTGCCAGCGTAGCGAGGCCGAGGCCGACGATGAAGATCGGCATGGGGTCGTTGTCGAGGTCGAGGGCGTTCATCGTGCCAGCTGCCCGGCCGTCTGGTCCTGCACGAACTCGACCGCCTGCATCCATCCCTCCAGGCCCTGCCCGGACGGGAAGAACGCGCCGACGCCCGTCGACTCGTGGAGCGCATACCATCCGGCCGTCAGGCCGCGCTCGCTCCTGCGCTTGAAGATGAGCCACTTCACGATGCGACCGCCTCGTCGTCGAGGGGCAGCACGTGCCCGAGAGCGCAATGACGATCGTCGATGAGCTCGGCGGTGCAGAGGCGACCGCCGATGCCGAAGTGCTGCGCTCTGGAGTTACCTCTAGAGCTCTCTTTAGATGTTCTAGATGGTGTTCTTATAGGCGTTGGATGATCCGATGCGGTTCGCGTTGGATGATCCGATGCGGTACCGCGCCGCGTTGGATGATCCAACGCGGAGAACAGGGTCTCCGAGCCGAGGTCGAACGGGTCGCGCATCTCCCAGTCATGTCCCTCGAACTTGCCGCCTCGGCCCTGCACGACGTGCCGCACGAGGTAGCCGTGATCCTCTAACTCGCGGACGGCCGTGCGGATCGCGTCGAGGCCCTCGCTGGGGCTGGACGCGGCGAGGTTCTTGAGGGTGATGCTCCAGCCGTCCTCGTGGCTCATGAGCACGTCGCGCAGGCCGCGGGCTCGGTAGGACAGGCGCTCGTCCCGAAGCCACGCGTTGGGAAGCTGAGTGAAGTTGCTCTCGAACCGCATCCGCTTGCGGATGAGCTTGGGCCCGTCCGGTGTAGCGTTTTTCGTCATGAGTGCATGCAATCGGGCAGCGTGACGAGGATGTGCATTCGCGGCGGCGTGTCGTGATATTCGTCGTCCCGTTGCGCTACAGTGCAGGCATGACGATGATCGACAATCCGACGTGGACGTTGCGGGACCGGATGAAGCGCGCGCGCCTCGTCGCTGGTCTGGAGCAGGGCGAGATCGCCGAGGCGCTCGGCGTAGCACGGACCACTGTCAGTTCATGGGAGCGGGGCGTATCCGAGCCGAGCGCGACCAACTTCGTTCGCTGGGCCGAGTTGACGGGTCAGTCGCTCGAATGGCTGGCAGAGGGCGTGCACGCAAAAGCCCCGGCCAAGGCCGGGGCTGATGTGCGCCACGAGGGATTCGAACCCCCAACCTTCTGA